TTGCTTACTTTTGGCCTACACCTGATGAAGCCTACACGTTTGCTTACCAAAAGCTTCGGAGAATTGAAGACGTAGGCCACGACGGTGAATACACAATGGATGCACCGTTTCGCTTTTTGCCTTGTATGGTGGCTGGCCTAGCGTACCAACTGTCCATGAAGTATCCACAAGCCAACAACAGAATGGCTGACCTAAAGGCAGAGTATGAGTTTCAGTGGGATCTTGCACAGTCAGAAGACCGCGACAGATCTTCTGTTAGATTCGTGCCCGGTGGGTATGGGAGCGTTTAATGGGCAGATACGCGAACGGCAAACATGCTTTTGGATTTTGTGATCGTACAGGATTTAGATACAAACTTTCTGATTTAAAACCTGAGTTTCGTGCAGGTGTAAAAACTGGTTTATTAGTTGGTAAAGATGTTTGGGACAAAGACCAGCCACAAAATTTTTTAGGCAAACTTGGGGATTACACGGACCCGCAATCCCTTAGAAATCCAAGACCTGACGCATCGCTAACTAAAAGTCGTGGCATGTTTGCCTTCGATCCAGTTGGTAGCGGAAACGCAAACATTGATGCTAACCTGACTACACAGTCCAGTGTCGGCACCGTAACTATTGCTATTTCATGACTTATACAGAACTAGTTGCCGCGATAAAAGCTTATTGTCAGAACACGGAAAGCACTTTTGTAACAAATATTCCTACCTTTGTTAAACAAGCTGAAGACCGCATTTATCGTTCTGTAAACCTTCCTGTTAGCAGAAAAATAACTACAGGAAGCCTGTCAACTTCAAGCAAGTATTTAACCTTTCCGTCAGATCTTTTGGCGCCGCTTTCGTTTGAGGTTACCAACTCAACGAGCGATCAAGTCTTTTTAATTAATAAAGACTATAACTTTATGTCTCAGGCTTATCCTGATGATTCCGTAAAAGGATTTCCTAAGCATTACGCAATTTATGACAGCACAAACTTTGTACTAGGTCCGTCACCAAGCGCAACTTCTGCGTACAGGTTAAATTATTTTTACAAGCCTGCGAGCATTGTTACAGCATCAACCACATGGCTAGGAACAAACGCTGATAGCGCCCTGCTTTATGGTGCATTGATTGAAGCGTACACTTACATGAAGGGTGACGCAGACATGATGAACCTGTACACACAAAGGTACCAAGAAGCGATTGGGCTGCTTAAGACTCAGGCAGAAGGGCGCATGACAGTAGACGAATACAGAGATGGCACCATACGGGTGCCTAGGGTATAGGAATGGCTATTACGCAATCTGTATGCAATTCTTTTAAAAGCGAAGTTTTAAAAGGTTTGCACAACTTTTCTGCTTCTGGTGGAAACACCTTTAAGATTGCCCTCTATACAAATGATGCAACTTTAGATTCATCAACAACTGTGTACTCAACAACGAATGAAGTGAGTTCATCAGGAACAAATTATACTGCCGGTGGCAACACACTAACCAATGTAGACCCAACAACTTCTAGTGGCGTAGGGTTTGCGGACTTTTCAAACAGTGCTTGGACAAGCGCCTCGTTCACAGTAAGGGGCGCGTTAATTTATAACAGTACAAACGGAAACCGTGCTGTAGCTGTGCTGGACTTTGGAATCGACAAAGAGGTTTCTAGCGGAACTTTTACGGTGGAATTTCCAACTGCTGACTCACAAAATGCAATTGTAAGGGTTAAATAATGGCAACATATGTTAATAACCTGCGCCTAAAAGAAATCGCCACTGGTGACGAAGAGGGCACATGGGGAGCTTCAACCAACACCAATCTTGAGTTGATTGCTGATGCGTTTGGTTCTGGTACAGAAGCAATTGTTACGAATGCCAACACTCATACTACGACGCTAGCAGATGGCGCTGCTGATGAAGGCCGTGCAATCTTCCTCAAGTATACAGGAACATTAGACTCTGCCTGCACGATCACCATTGCACCTAACACCGTAAACAAACTGTGGCTTATTGAGAACGCTACAAGCGGATCTCAAAACATTATTATCAGTCAGGGTTCTGGTGCTAACATTACTATTGGCAACGGAAACATTGCAGCAGTCTTTACTGATGGTGCAGGATCGGGCGCTGCGGTACTAGATGCGTTTGCTGACCTAGAGTTAATGACAAGCTTGACGGTCGGGACTGATGCAATCGTTGGCGATGACCTTACCCTCAAGTCAGACGCTGCTGTTCTTGGCTTTGGTGCAGACACCGACGTAACACTAACTCATGTTGCTGACACCGGCCTCCTGCTAAACAGCACGCGCCAGTTGCAGTTTTTTGACTCGTCGCAACGCATAGCCGCTTCATCAGCAACGGTCTTGTCTATTGCCGCAACAGATGAAATTGATCTTCAGGCTACAGCAATAGACGTAAACGGCACCGTAGATATGTCATCTACATTGACTGTAGCTGGCAATGCTGATCTTAATGGGGACCTAGACGTAGACGGGACCACCAACTTAGACGTAGTGGATATCGATGGTGCCGTTGATATGGCATCTACGTTGCAGGTCGATGGTGCAATAACAGGCTCTAGTACCATTCAAGGCACGACGATTACAGCAACCACAGCGTTTGTACCAGACGCTTCGGACGGCGCTGCGCTAGGTACAAGCTCTCTTGAGTTTAGTGACCTATTCTTAGCAGATGCTGGGGTTATTTATTTTGGAGACGACCAAGATGTAAGCCTAGTTCACGAAGCTGACACAGGTATACAGCTTAACGGAACAAACCAGTTTCAGTTTGGCGACTCAGGGACGTATATCCACCAATCTGCGGATGGTGTCCTTGACTTAGTGTCTGACACTGAAATTGAAATTAACGCTACTACCATAGACATAAATGGTGCAGTAGATCTTTCGAGCACTATTACTGTAGCTGGCAATGCCGACCTTAACGGCGACTTAGATGTAGATGGAACCACCAACCTAGACAATACGGCTGTAGCTGGAACCTTCAATGTAGACGGCTCCAATCTTTCACTGGACGCTACAGCTACACTAAACATAGATAATTCCAACACTTCAAACGGAATTACCATAGGAACCGCTACGTCAGGCGTTCCAGTTTCAATAGGTCATACCACATCAGAAGTAACAGTTAATGACAACCTGACGGTAACAGGGACACTTACGCTAGGCTCAGGCGCAGAGTTAACAGAAGCCGAGCTAGAAATGCTTGACGGCATAACCGCTGGAACTGTAGCAGCCTCTAAGGCGGTTGTAGTAGATAGTAATAAAGATATAGGTACGTTTAGAAATTTAACAATTGACGGTGTCTTTACAGACGGAAACTATACCTTTGATACAAGCGGCAATGTAACTGGGCTGGGAACGGTTGCATCAGGTGCAATTACTTCGTCAGGAGTTGTTACAGGAACAGGATTTACTATCGGCAGTGCTGTTATTAACGAAGCAGAACTTGAAACGATAGACGGAGTTACTGCCGGTACGGTGGCAGCATCTAAAGCGGTTGTGGTAGATAGCAACAAAGATATTACAGGCTTTAGAAATATTACGCTTACGGGTGAATTGGATGCGGCTACATTAGATATTTCAGGCGCTATAGATGTTGAAGGTACTGCAAACTTAGATGTGGTAGACATTGACGGTGCTGTAGACATGGCGTCTACGCTACAAGTAGACGGTGCAATTACAGGGTCTAGCACCATTCAGGGAACAACGATCACGGCTACCACAGCGTTTGTGCCCGATGCCTCAGACGGTGCATCTCTAGGTACGGCGGCTTTAGAGTTTAGTGATTTGTTTTTGGCAGACGGTGGAATAGTTTATTGGGGTGACGACCAAGAAATAAGTATTGTCCATGAGCACAATACGGGTCTGCAAATAAATGGTGCAAACCAAATCCAATTTGGTGACTCAGGAACCTACATACATCAGTCAGCCGATGGTGTTTTAGACTTAGTTTCAGATACTGAAATTGAAATAAACGCCACCACCATAGACATGAATGGTGCGGTAGATGTGTCAGGAACGACCACACTGGGCGACACACTTACGGTTAATGCCGGAGCCGTCTTCAACGAAGCTTCTGCTGATGTTGACTTTCGTATTGAAGGCAACGGAGACGCAAACCTTTTTTATGCAGACGCAGGAAATGACCACGTTGGTATTGGCGTAGCAACTCCCCATGCCAAACTTACAATTAAAGATGCACAAGACATCTCAATGGATGCTAGTGCAAGTGGTCAGCTTGCTATTACAGGAAATGGTTACAGTGGTGCTATCGCACTAGACGGTAGCAACATGAATATCTACAACAATGCTGGCTCAATAGGCATGGTCTTTGGCACCAATGAAACTGCTCGAATGAGCATTTCAAGCGGTGGCACAGTCAACGTGGTTGGGGAGCTTACCGCAGGAACGAAGACGTTCCGAATTGACCATCCTTTGCCAAGCATGACGGACACGCACACACTGTCTCATGCAAGCATTGAGGGTCCGCAAGCTGATCTTATGTACCGTGGCAGCATTGATCTTGAAGAAGGTGCTGCAACAATTGACTTAGATGAAGCCGCAAGAATGACTAGCGGCACATGGGCGGTTCTTTGCCGCAATCCTCAAGTCTGGGTGCAGAACGAAACAGGTTGGACTCAAGTGCGTGGGTCTGTGTCAGGTTCTACACTTACTATTTCTGCACAAGACAGTGACTGCACGGATACTGTGTCATGGCTAGTAGTTGCTGAAAGAAACGATAGTCACTACACGGATTCAAAATCAACTGACGACGATGGACTTTTCAGACTAGAAAGAAACAAGGCAGAGTCTGAGGAGAATGGCGAATGATTGTGTTGTTGATTGTTATAGAAGAAAAGACTCGTGCATTAGAGCTGGAGCTCTGAGGCTAATGGGGGTTGAGGAAATGCTTTCGTATTTTCCAGCGGTGCTGGCAGCGGGAGCAGCGTACGGTGGTGTAAAGGCAGGATTAAATGGGACCAGAGACACCCTAGC